GACCAGCCGTCCGGCCCCGTAGAGCAGCACCCGGTCTCGCGGTGCGGGGCCCTTCCAGGAGGTGAGCTTGCTGGTCAGCTCGCCGAGCTTGTTCTTGACCGCGCCGAACATGCCCTTGATGCCGTTGATGAAGCCCTGGATGAGCTGCTTGCCCGCGTCAACGAGGACCGAGCCGATGTTGCCCAGGGCGGACTTGGCCTTGCCGGGCAGCTCCTTGACGGTGGAGACCACCTTGCCGAGGCCCTCGGTCACCGCGGACTTGATCGCGTTCCACGCTGTCGCGCAGACGGCCTTGATGTTGTCCCAGGCCGAGGAGAAGAACCCCTTGATCGCCGACAGCCCGCCCGAGGCGGCGGACTTGAGGCCACCGAGCAGGGCATCAAAGGCTGCCTTGAGGCCGTTCCAGACGGCTGTGGCGGCGGACTTGACGGCGTTCCACGCGGCGGTCCACGCCTCCTTGACGGCGGCGAGCGCCTTCTTCGCCACGCCGAGGATGCCGACGTTCAGGATCACCTGGAAGGCGCCGACGATGGCGTCCCAGATGCCGAGGAAGACCTGCTTGACGCCTTCCCAGACGCGCGGCCAGTCGCCGGTGAAGATCCCGGCGAGGATGTTCCACAGGCCCTTGATGACGTTGACGACGCCGGTGAAGACCTTCGCCACGCCCTCGATCGCGGCGATGAGCGAGTCGACGAGCACCTTCGCGACGAACTTGACCGCCGGCGCCAGGACCGGCATGAGGAAGTCCACGACCGCCTGTAGCGCCACGATTAGCGGCATGACCGCCTCAGCGAGGCGGGTGAACGCGGCCTGCAACCCAGGCAGCGCCTCCGTGACCACCGACATCACGGCCTGAGCGATCGGGATCAGGATCGAGGTGAGCAGGTTCAGCAGTGCCCCGACCAGCGGTGCCAGGGCAGTGATGATCGCGCCGAGCGCCGTGCCCACCGCGGTCAGCAGCGGCATGAGCACCGGCAGGATCGCCGTGGCGAACTGTGCGATGACCGGCGCGATCTGCGCGAGCAACGCACCGATCGCGGTCAGGATCGGGGTCAGCGCCGCGATGGCCGTGGCGAGCACCTGCCCGATCAGCGGGACCAGGGTGCCCACCGTGGGACCGAGTGACCCGAACGCGGTCGTCAGCGCCGGGATCAGGCCGCCGGTCACCAGTGCGGCGATGGCCGAAGCGACCTGCGCGATGACCGGGCTCAGCGCGGTGAACGCGGCCAGCAGCGCCCCGCCGAGCATCGGGATGAGCTGTTGCAGGACGGGTGCGATGGCCGACAGCGCCTTGGCGATGGCGGTGAACGCCGTCGCGGCGAGCGGGCCCAGCGTCGCGGCGAACGTCCCGACCAGACCTGCCAGGTCGCCGAGGGCGACACCGACCGGCCCGAACGCCGGGGCCAGGGCGGTGACGGCTTGCTCGATGCCGCGGAACATGGCGACCAGGCCGCCTTGGAACGCGGGCTGCGCCAGCGCGGACGCGACGCCGTTGAGCAGGTTGCCGATGGTGACGCCGACCGACGGCAGGATCGTCTTCAGCGTGGACGCAAGCTCCGTGAACAGTGCCTGCACCGCAGGGCCGCTGATGTCGGCGATGAGCTGCATCGCCGTGTGGGCGGCGGAGAACACGCCGATCAGCCCGGACTGGAAGCCAGGCGAGTTGACCACCTTGGCGACGTGCGCCAGCGACGCAGCGAGGCTTGCCAGGACGGAGCCGCCGGCAGCTTCCGCGGCAGTGGCAACCCCGCCGAGGATGTCCCAGACGCTGGTCAGGACGGTCCAAAAGTTCTTGAGCGCGATGATGCCCGCGTCGATCCAGCCGGTGAGCCGGCCATCGGCTGCGGCCGTGGACAGCCAGGCGTTGAAGCGGTCGGCGATGTCGACGAACCACTTCGCGAGGCGGGGCAGGTAGCCCGCGCCGGTCTTCCCCAGGACCGTGATGATGTTGGCGAGGTCCGCGGTGGAGCCGGTGGCGATGTCGATGGACTTCGACAGGTCGGCGAACATGCCGGCCAGGGCGCCGTCGAGGGAGCCGTTGAGCTTGTCGGCGAAGGAGCCGAAGAACTCGCCGATGTCGGTTGCCGCTGTGCGTATCCCGGCGGAGAACTGCGGGAGCAGCCCGTCGACCAGGCGGCGGATCGGCTGTTCGGCAGCAGCCCAGAAGTTACTGGAGATGGCATCGCGCAGCTCGGTGAACCGCTGCTTGACGTCCGGCAGCACCTTGCCCGCGTCCTTGAACGCGATGACAGTGACGCCGATACCGAGCGCGAGCCCACCGAGGATGCCCGGCAAGGCGAGAGCGGAGCCGGCGATGGAGGCCAGCGACGCCGACAACGCGGCCAGGTTCGACGTCGCCGCGATCCCGGACGCGCCGAGCCCGGCGACCGCGACCGCGATGGAACCGATGACCGGCACGCTCTTGTCGAGATTGCCCAGCACCCGGCCGAGCGTGCGGAACCAGCCGGTGAGCACCCGGGCGCCGGACAGCGCCGCCAGCGCGGTCGCGACCTTCGCCACGGCGGTGTTGTCCAGGTGCGGGATCAGCGGCACCGAGCGGGGCCGGGCGATGTAGTTCAGCCGCTGGTTGATCGCAGTGGTAAACCCGGCCGCCAGCTCCGGGCGGACGTAGACCTTGATCGGGTCGTTCTCGCTGCGCCAGTCGTCGAGTTGCCGCCGTACCCGGTCCAGGGCCTGCTGGTCGAGGTCGAGCTGCGCGGTCCCGGCGACGAGATCGGCGGACAGCTTCACCTTGCGGTTGGCGGCCTTGGCCTCCAAAGCCCGGATGGCCTTGGTGATCTCCTCGTCCATGCTGGAGCGGGCGAAGGTGGCGTGGAAGCGGATCTTGCGGGAATCCATCGCCCGGTTCTCGGCGTTGATGCGCCGGATGCCTTCGAGCATGTCGCGCACCGCGCCGTCGAGGTTGGCGCGGGTCTGCACCATGACCTCGGACAGCTGCTTCTCAACGGCATTGAGCTGCTGGTTCGCGCGGCGGCGGAAGTCGCTGGTGTCGGGCAGGACGCGGACGGAGACCCGGCCGATCACCTGGCCTTCGGGCACGGGTCACCTCCGCTGGAATCGCTGGTACAGGTCCGCCACCGACACCCGCTCCGGCTTCCCGGCGGTATCGGTTCGCGTGGTGGGGCGGGGCCAGGCGGGGATCTTCGGGGCTTTGCCCTTGGCCCACTGGCCGGTGGCGCGGGTGTTGGCGTTGACCGCGTCGTACAGATCGGCGAGGAGGTGCCGGTCGGCGCCCCACCCGAAGTGCTCCCGGCCGCCCGTGGCGAGCGCGACGGTCAGGCAGGTGTCGGGAAGCCTGCGCACGAGCGCGAGGACGAGCGACGGGGCCGGGCCGTTGCCGGCAACGACCCGGGTGAGGTCGACGCCGTAATGCAGCAGCAGGTCCGGGTACAGGCCCTCGCCGTAGTCGTCGATCAGCTCGGCCAGGCTCAGGCTTCCCCCACCTGGGTGCCTTCGGTGTAGCGGCCGAACACCTCGACCAGCAGGCCGAGGTCACCGCCCAGCTCGGTCAGCAGCCGCTTGGCAGCGGCCGGTGACTCGGCGACCAGCGCGAGCGCGTCCGCGAGAAGCTGCTCCTGGTCGGCGTCTTCCGCGCCGAGCTGGTCCTGCACCTCGCGCAGCTTGTTGCGGTTGGTCTTCGGCAGCCGCAGGGGGTTGAGCAGCTTGACGACCCGGTCGCCGAGGTCGATGTCCGTGGAGCCGTACTTGGCGTCCGCGGCAGCGCGGATGTCGTCGAGGGTGAACGTGGACATGGGGTGGGACCTCCAGTGCGGGTGGGGTGCTGCGGCCGGGCGGCGAGGAGTACGTCGACAACGAGAAGTTCGAGTTCGCCAGCGGTGCGGTGGTCGCTGCTGTGGCTGTTCGCAGCTCTGTAGCGGTGCCGGCTTGTGTCCTGGCCTGCGTCTGCGCGGAGAGGTAGGCAACACGGCTCTGGACATGCCCAATGACCTGACTTCCTGAGTCGGACAGTCGATCGCCGACACGTCGGGAAGGAGTCCCCATGGACAGCGACCGTGCTACGGGATGGAAGGCCAAGCTGATGATCGCCGCGCAGGCGGCCGGGATCGTCGGAGCCCTGGTGGCTATCGGGAACTGGATCACCGACCTGCTGGGCTGACCCGCAAGCGGCATCGAGTTCCGGCCGCGCACGCGACTCATGGGTCTACGTGCGCGGCCGGGATGCTGCGG